AGTTAATGTAAATTGTGCAGCTTCTACAGAACCCCAACCATTAATACCCCAAGATAATGTACCCCATCCTGGTTTTGTTACTACGCTTTCGCTAGGTAAATTTACAGATGAAGTTGCAGATAACCCTGTTAATGTAACATTGATACCAGACTGACCCCAGTTTTCAACACCCCACCTGTCACTACCCCAACCACTTTCTGGGAATGTTTCTACTGAACCAACAGAAGATGTTGCAGTTAAACCAGTTAAAGTTACAACAACATCATCTTGACTATTCCAAGTGTTTTGTCCCCATTGCAACACACCCCAAGTATCTGGGTCTACAGTGTTTGCTTGACCACCCATGTTTGGGTGGATTGAACAATAATAATAAAGTTGTGGTGCGCTATCTGCTACAACTATCGTAGTTTGAGTTGAACTGTTGTGAGTTACGCCAGTAGTATACTCACTTCCCCCATTATGTGTACCATCGTCGGTTGTTGAAAATCTAAAAGGGTGAGCTGAAGGATAATTAAATACGTAAGTATAACCCTCTGCAAGATTTATAGTGGCTTGTTGATCTCCATCAATAAAATATTTATTGCCACCATCGGCGTATGCTACCGTGACTGTGAATGTTCGGATTGCCGACATAAGGACTTACTCCTTATGCTATCTGAATGATCGCGTTACCTGCAGTTTGTGCTGGAAATTCAATAGTGAAAGTTCCGCTTGTTACAGTTTTGTCTGAACCGAAGTTTACGACACATACAGCTTTGTTAGAATTAGTTGAATTGTAAATTAAACAACCTCTTGCTGTAAAAGAAGCAGAAGTCCATGATGTATTTGCAAATTTACAACACGCAGTGTCTGTAGATAAAACTGGAGTCGTACTTGTTAAATTGTTTCCACCTGCAGAATATCCAGATGCAGTTGTTGTTACTTCGTAAGTGTTTGTCGGATTAGCTGTTGCGTCCGATGGTGCAGTATAAGCAGTAGTTGCTTTACTCAATGTAGCTGAGTCGCTTGAGTATAATGATAATTTAAATTGGTCTGCCCCACCAGTAAAGTTGTGACCCTCTACTAAAATCTCTTGTTTGAAACTATTACATATAGCCGATGTTATTGTCATAATTTTTCTCCCATTATTGAGGCGGTGACTCGATTGGTATTCTTATTGTTCCATCCGTGTAATCGTCTCGTCTTCTTCTTCCAACTTGCATTGCTGCAAACTTTTGTAGTTCAGTTTTATACTTTTGTTCATATAATGTCAACATATCAGTTGGACCTTTTAAAAAAGAATATGCCTCTACTAAACAAGCATATAAAAGACCTTGTGGAAAGTATTGACTAACATAAGTCGTTGTATTACTTCCTGATAAAGCCTGTGGAAGTTTATTCCAAGAAATAGTAACTAAATAATTAGCATCTGGTGTAGGAGCCACTAAAATAGCTCCTGATGTAGTAGAACTTGTTCCTGTAGCTCCACCATACATGGCGTAGTATTTAGGTAATCCTGTTACATCCTGTCCAGTTTGGGAACCTTTATCACCTGTTAATTCTCCTACATATTCTTGTATAAACGTTTGATCTCTTCTTTCCAACCACTGACCTTGAATTGTATCTGATGTAGTTGAATTAAAAACTTGTACACCTCTTACAAACAAACATTCAGGAGGAACGGCTAGAGAATTAGTATCAGTTGCAAATTGAGAATCAGATCTAACTCTGTCAGAATCCATGGGCAAATCATATGCAATTCTATATTCAGAATCCATTATAAACCCATCAATAATACCTTGAGTAAAAACATTAGAGTCTACTTCTGTGTAGTCTCTAATTGCTGTTGTTAATGTTGCGTATGTCCATCCTGCCATAATTAACCTCTATCATTAACGGGTCCAATTGTACACTGAAAACCGCCTCCTGTTTCTGTGCTTCCAGCATTAGATACTAAAGGCACTGTTATAGAATTATATAAAGTTCTTGTAGCAGGTTGAGCTCCTGTAGCTTCTGTTGTTGCAATTGCCGTTGCTAGATAAGAACCAAATACTTTTGCTCCGTTTGCATGAGATCCAGCTGTTGTGTTTGATGGTGTTATTCCTCTAAAAGGTGCAGCTGTTCCACGTGTACACCCTGTTAAATTATTTCCAGCTTTACCTGTATATTGAATAGTTTCATTTTCAAATGCACCACTTGTACTATTTACTTTTTCAATAACTATAAATCCTGATGTTGGAAAAGCAGTAGCATCATCTAAAACAATTGTAGTAGCTGTATCACTAATTGCACCATTTAATACTGCGGATAATTCTAATGTGGCTATAGCAACACCACCTACAATATTTTTAACAGCTTGAAATCTTACATGAGATGTTCCTTCGTGTATTTGATTAGAAGGATAAGATACACTTAAAGTTGGTGAACCACCTGTTGTTGTAAAAGGATTGTTAGGTAAAATATCTTGTACAGGAAACTCTACTCTTGCGGGTCTTGCGTTTTTTAAAGCTTGTGGATCAGCTCCTACAGGATGTGGTTGTAATTGTGGTTGTTTAGGTTCAAATTCAGAAATATGTACAAGAGCACCTGTCCATTCTTTTACCATTTCTTTATATGGAAAAGCTGCACCTGATCTATCTGATATTGCTAATGCTCTGCTTCCTTTTGCAAATCTTGCCATTATACATTTGGATAATAAGTTTTCGGTGTAATAAACGTACTCGCTGCTGATCCATCCTCCGATAGTGCTCTTGCTAATTCATCTTCATATAATAATTTCATTTCTTGTGTTCTTTGTGGTGCAAACTTCATAGATAAATAATAAGACAATCCTGAAATCATGCATGGTACAAATCTAAAAGGTGTGTCACTTGCGTTAGTGTAAGCTCCTGCATCATCAATTCTTTTTACATAATAAACGTTTAAAAAATTTGATGCAGCAGTTGAATTAGGTAAAGGATAAATAGTTATTGTAACTTTATCAATAAATCTTTGAACCCAAAATTGTGAAGGTGTTCCAAGAGAAGTTTTGTTTGCTGTTGCAGAGTATGCATCTCTTGCAACTTTAGTTAAACCAATATCCGATTGATTAGTTGTATTATAATTTTGTCTGTAAGTAACATTTAAAATATCTGAAATTCCATAAACGTTTGCGGTAGGAACTGTTGTTGCTTGTGGTGGTTCATTACCTGCGGGTACATCTGTTGAATTTCTATAAAAAGTATAAACACCAGATCCTTCAGCAGTAGCATCAATATTTGTTGTAGAACCTACAACTAAATTAACATTAGTGTTTCCTACTTCCCAAAAATGTATTCCTCTGTTACCCCATTCTTGAAAAAGAATATTAAGTGATCTTCTTGCAGTTTTTATTTGATGACCTGCTGTTCCTACAAGACCAAGACGCTCGTATGCATCTGCAATGATTTCGTCTATTGAAAAATCTTGATCAAAAGAGTAAGACGAGGATGTTGTATTCGCCATTAATTACTCCTTTAAAAAGTCCCGACTACGTAACAAAAATCACAGTTAGCTAAAACAACGTAACAACCAGTATCAGCATAAATACCAACACCTGGCATTTTAAATTCATGCACATGATCAGCAGCTGTTCCAAACTTACCATGAAAAATTAATTTAGCAGCTGTAGCACTAGAACCAATTTCATTGTAAATTTTTATTTCTGCATTAGCAGCAGATGCTTGTCCAAAAACTGTCATGACCTGCGCTTTAGTAATATTAGTAGCAGATCCACCAACTAATTTTTGAAGCTGACCGCTTGTTGTTAAAACAACGCTTTGTCTAACTTTTGAAATAGATGACATATTTTATTCTCCTTAAAATTTGTATGGGGCCGAAGCCCCACACTAAATTATTTATTACTCAGTATCTGAAGAACTTGAAATTCCAAATACTTTTACTTTAATTACTGTATCACTTCCAGGATCTCCTGATAGTGTAACAGTTAAAGTAGCTGGCGCAGCAGTAGCTGCAGTAGCAGCTCCACCAAGAGCTACTAAACCATCTGTACCATTACAAGCAAAATGACCTTTGAAGCCTGCTGTATTTGCAGCAACGTTAATACCATCTAAGTATCCGTCTGTGTCTCCAGTAACTCCTAAGTCTGCAACGTTAACTGCGTTAGTAGATGCTGTAGTAACAACAACGACTGCAGAAACTGCGATGAAGTTTGTAGGTAATGTATCAGAACTAGTTCCAGTAGTTGCACCATTTGCAACTGTTAGACTTTTTTCAATTACTTCTAAACCAATATCAGTAATTTTTGCACCTGTACTAGTGTTAAAGTTTACTATATCAAAACCGTTTTCTGATCTAACCGGTCCTGTAAATGTAGTATTTGCCATAATTTTATCCTCCTAGTTTCCGAACATAGTCTCTAGGCCGTCGACTATACGCGTCTATGTTCTAATTAATTGTATAGTAAAAAAACTATATACTACATTTTAGTAGAGTGCAAGAGAGCCTGTAGTGTGAATGTGATTTATTCAACGATGTAGCTTTTTATTAAGTAGCTACAGAAACTTGTGGAGCAGCGCCTTCAACGCTATTTTGCCTGTGG